GGGTCTTACAATATTGGGGTACTGAAGTGTGCCGCAAGGCATTCCACGATGATATCTGGATCGCCAGCCTAGAAAATAAACTCCGAAATTCCAAAGACAGTGTAGTAATTTCAGATTGTCGTTTTCCTAATGAAATTTCTAGTATTAAAAACGCCGGCGGAATTATTGTTTGGGTACAGCGAGGAAACTTACCTGATTGGTACAATACAGCAGTAGAAGCCAATAAAGGTCATAACTGGGCAGTACAAGAACTTAAAATGCGTAAAATACACGCAAGTGAAACTGCTTGGGTAGGTACTGATTTCGATCATACTATAGAAAACAACTCTACTATAGATGAATTATATCAGCAGGTGAGATTAATAATCAGCAACGAGATCCCCTTGTCTCCAAGTAATCCCAGATTTCCCCAAAATTTGGGCGCAATTGTAACAGATTGTTTTTAAATTGTTATGACGGCAGTTATTTAAATTGCCGTCTATGTGAAATACTTTGAATACTTCTTGGTGCGGTGATTTAAATCCGCACTTTTCGCATTGATTCTTGATCTTATATCCCGCTCTTTGCCATCTAGGCACACCGTGATATATACCGTGAGCTAGGCATATTTCACACAGTTTCCTATAATAGATTCTATCACCTTTCTTATAGTTTATAGCACAAGGTCTTTGGCCACATTTGCAAAGGGGTCTCATACTATTATTTAAAGAATTAGACCTTTTTCTCCCCTTTTTCAATAGATTAAAACGCCCATTTTTCCTCTATGCCGCTAAATATTATGAGCAACTACTATCAGGAGATTTGGTAATGGCACTAACATCACCAGGCGTACAAGTTACGGTAATCGACGAGAGTTTTTATACACCAGCTGAACCTGGTACTGTACCTCTTATCGTTGTAGCTTCAGGCCAAGACAAACTAAACGGCGCAGGTACTAACACAGCTACCGGCACCACCGCAGCCAACGCTGGTAAGGCATTTAAAATGACCAGCCAAAGAGACCTAACAGAATTCTTTGGAGTTCCTTTCTTTGAAAAGACAGCGAGCTCTACACCTGTACACGGATCAGAGCGTAACGAATATGGATTGCTAGCAGCCTATAGCTTATTAGGTGTCAGCAATTCAGCATTCATTGTACGTGCAGATGTTAATCTAGACGAACTAGAAGCACAAACAGAAGAACCCGGAGCGAATCCTAACAATGGTCAATGGTGGGTAAACACCCAAGCAACTATGTGGGGTATTCAAGAATGGAATGGCGCTGCTCCTACTGTAGTAGGAGGACAAAAGTTTACTTCTAAAACTCCTACAGTATTAACAGACGATGATTATCCAGGTAAAATTGAAAATAACGCACCTAAAGCATCAGTAGGTTCTATCGGTGACTATGCCGTAGTGATGCAGACTGCAGAAGGCGACACTTCATTTAACCTAAATGAAGATCTAGCAAGAATATATTATAAGTCATCAGGAAATGGAAATTTAGCAGGTGGCGGTACAGCAGTTGATGCAGGTGAATGGGTACTAGTTGGCAGCAAAGAATGGAAAGCTAGCCATCCGGTAGTTTCTGGAACGGCAGTATCAGGAACTGTTGCAGTAAATTTTTATGTTAACAACAGTTTAATCAGTGGTTCATATACAATGGCAACATTGGCAGCAGCTATTAGATCTGCTAGTGTTACAGGTGTTACAGCACAGGCTATTAACAATAGATTATACATTTATACAGACGGCACATCACAATCAACAGGTGACAGTGCAGCAGATGGTAATGTAAGATTAGAAAACGGAACCAGCACTTGGGAAGCATTAGGTATTGATTCAGGTTTATATTACGGACCTAAGTTACAACAAACTCCACACACTAGTGTTCCGACATTTAAGCGCACTGACAACACAGACAGCAAAGCTGGTTACCCAACAGGTTCTATTTGGATTAAGACCACCGAACCAAACAATGGTGCTCGTTGGAAAGTACAGAGATGGCAAGCGTCGACTTTATCTTGGATATCATACGATGCTCCTATCTATGCAACAACTAGTGCAGCTCTATATTACTTAGATCGCAGCGGCGGAGGTGCGAATCTATCAGCAGATTCTTTATTTGTACAATCAAACGCAGAAGAAAATGGCGGATTTGATGCTACTCCAGAAACAGCAAGTTTCCGTGCTTGGCGTAGAAATATTTCAGCTAACACTGCTACAAGCATTACTTCAAGTATCATTAAGAGCGGATCATTAACAGCAGGTGCTAAAACATTTGCTATCGAAGAATCTTTGAAATCAGAATTAGCATTGTCTAGTTCTACAACAGTTTCTTTTACCGCAGTAGGTAACAGCACAGATGCAGATGCGATGGCCGCAGCTATTAATGCGGCAGGATTAGTAAACATCGAAGCATCGGTTACAACTATCAGCACTACTCAAGCTAGAGTAGTAATCAGTCATAAACTAGGCGGCGATTTTAGAATCACAGACGGCACAGGCAGTCCTATTACTAACGTGTTTGCAGCTTATGATTTGGAAGATAGAACAGGTTCAGAAAACCTGTATGCTCTGCAAGATATCGCCCCGGGAGCTTATGCCAGCGGTGCCGGCCAAGACTATCTAGCATCTGGATGGATTCCTTTAGTTGCTAGCGATCCAAGATTTGCAGCCGGACCAGACAATCCAACCAACGAACCAGAAGATGGTCAAATGTGGTATAACCCATCGTTCGCTGATGTTGATATTATGGTCCACAATGGAAATACTTGGGTAGGTTACCGTCACAGCACATCACCATACTTCGATGCAAATACAACTAGAGATAATTATCTACCTAAAGTAAGTGCAAGCAACCCATATGCAAGTGGTGTAAATGGTACTAAACACGGAGATATATGGATCAGTACAGCTGATTTAGAAAATTTCCCGATCATTTACAGATACAACGAGAACCTAACAGACGTTGCCGATGCTTCAGAGCGTTGGGAATTAATTGATAAATCAGATCAAACCACAGAAGACGGTGTTCTGTTTGCTGATGCTCGTTGGAATACCACTGGAACTAGTAAAACTGCAAGTAGTTTGTTAGATCTAATTACTAATAATTTCTTAGATCCAGATGCACCAGATCCAGCATTATATCCAAAAGGAATGATGCTATACAATCTAAGAAGAAGTGGCGGTAATGTTAAGAAATATAGAAATAGCTATATCGACACCACAGCAGAAAATCCAAGAACCAGTGCTGCAACATTAGCAGGTGGAGCATTTATCAGCGGTCAAGGACAGAGTATGGACACATACGAAACTGATCGTTGGACTACTGCAAGTCCAAACAATGAAGACGGTTCAGGTAGCTTCGGTCGCAAGGCACAGAGAGCAGTTGTTGTTCAAGCACTTAAGAGTGTTGTTGACACAAGCTCTGAAATCCGTGACGAAGAGCGTCGTAACTTTAACTTAATTGCTTGCCCAGGATATCCTGAGCTAATGAGCAATCTAGTTAACTTGAATATCGACCGTGGTATTACAGCATTTGTAGTTGGTGATACACCGTTACGCCTAAAAGATGATGCAACGAGCCTAACAAACTGGGGCACCAATGCTGAGTTAGTAACCGACAACGGCGATGGCGGAATCGTTACCTATGACGAATATCTAGCTTGTTTCTATCCAAACGGATTTACAACAGATCTAAGCGGTTCGAACGCAGTTGTTCCAGCAAGCCATATGATGCTAAGAACTATTGCACTAAGTGATAACGTCAGTTATCCTTGGTTTGCACCAGCAGGTACAAGACGTGGTGGAATTACAAACGCTACAGCAGTTGGTTATATTGATTCTCTAACAGGAGAATTCCAAACTGTTGCATTGAACGAAGGCCAACGAGATACCTTATACGATCTCAAGATCAATCCTATTCCGTTCTTTGTAGGAGTTGGACTTGTTAACTACGGTCAGAAGACCCGTGCTAGAAATGCAAGTGCGTTAGATAGAATTAACGTAGCAAGATTAGTAGTATATCTACGCAGTCAGTTGAACAAGCTTGCTCGTCCTTACATCTTTGAACCAAACGATAAGATTACCAGAGACGAAATCAAACAAGCGGCAGAAAGCTTATTGTTAGAATTGGTAGGCTTGAGAGCAATCTATGACTTTGCGGTTGTGTGTGATGAATCAAACAACACACCTTCAAGGATCGATCGTAACGAACTATATGTAGATATTG